CGTTAAGTAATTAACATCTGTTGATTGTTGATTGTAGTCTAGTCCTGTCAGTGCTGTAGGAAACAAGTTTCTAAATCTTACTTCTAATTGAGCATTGTTTTTACTTGTAAGTACAGTTAGTGTGGCGTCTGAAAAAGAAGCTCCTGTATTAGGTGCTCCGTATTTTACTTTACCAGGTTCAGTGCTTACAGCACTATTGCCAGTTGGAAATCTATCATTACCTGAAGATAGTAAATTTCTAAACTCGGCATGATCTCTAGGAAAACCTAGACCAACTAACCAGCCATGTATTTCCTGAAAGTTCTCTAAATTTTCATCTACTAAAAATGTCATCTGTAGAGCTTCATAGGTCAACTTATCACCAGGTATCGGTAAGTCTTTAAACATAGTTGCTTGTGTCTTTGTATCACCTAATGATATTCCTGGTACATTAACTGCTGTACAAAAGTATTCTACCTTTGGTAGTTTGATTATGTTAAACCTAAATTGTGTAGGTGAGGCATAATCTTGTGCCGTTGGTTGTCTACCCATTGTGTTATTAGTAGTCATATAATTATTTATCCAACTCGTTCCACTCTTTTTCCGTGGCTTTTTTAACTAATTCTTTTTCAGATTCAGTTAATACTTTTTCTTTTTGTTGTACTTCGTCTAATTTCTTTTCAATACTTTCTAAAGGGTTTGGTGCTTTAGAACAACTAATAGTTAATAATACTATGAATATTAAACTAACAGTCTTCACAATCGCCGTCATGCTGACAATCATTACAATCACAACCATCGCCATATGAACACCAACCTTTGTCCATAGTTTCGTTTAATTCGTTTATTCTGTTTCCGTGACAATCATGTCCACAGTTTGTACAAGTAGCCATTTTAATCTCCTATCTTGGTATATATCCAGGTTCTAAAAAGATGGCCATTAAGCACATTAAGACTATGAGTATTGCTGTAAATCTGTAATCCATCTTCGGTCTCCATATTATTATTTAGGCTTCCTGCATAAAAAAAGGGCGACTTTTTATGGCCGCCCTTTTAATTTTGTTCAATCGAACAAACTCAATTATTACATTAAGTTTGATACTTTAACACGTCTGTAGTATCTATTAGCGTTTTTGTTACCAGCGCCATTGATTACAGCAGTATCAGATACACCTGACTCAGCAAATGGGTTTGCTTGTAAGCCGTATCTTGTTTTAAAGCCGATTTTCGGTTGGAAAGTGTCTTGTCCAACTGCTCTCACCATTTGTAGTGGAACATATGGGCAATAGAACATACCAGCGTCATAAGGTGAAGTACCTTTGTAACCTACAACAAAGTATTGAGATGCAGAGTTATTAGCACTGTATGGATCAATGTACACTTTGTATTTACCGTTTAATACACCAGCAAAAGTATTACCAGTATCGTCAACGTTTAGGTTGTTGTTTAACGCAGGTGTGTAATCTAAAACACCAGCCATTTGTAAAGCAGAGGCAACATCTGAAGAACAGATAATTATATTACCTCTTCCTCTTCTTGTTCTCTGTGCGATAACGTTAGCTTCTCTCTCAACTTGGAACATAAGTCCTTTGAATCTCTCAACTGACCATCTACCGTTTGAGTCAGTATCTAAATCAAAGATACCAGCAGTAGTTGTGTTGATAGCACTAACAGCACCAATGTGAGTTGATGAGTTGTCAGATGCACCGATTTCAGCGTTGATGTAAACAGTTCTAACTACTTCTCTGTTGATCTCAGCAAGGATCTCAGCAGATAGGATGTTAGCTAGTTCAGTTTCAGCGTCTAAACCGTGGATTGCTTTAAGGTCTTGTGCAAGTTCCATAGTGTATTCTGCTTTAAGAGCTCTTGACTTAGCAGTCACAGTTGATTTCTCAATTGAGAAAGCCATTTGAGCAAAAGCATTGTTAGCAGAATCACCTAGAGCTTCAGCAGTAGCAGTTGCCATACCTTGGCCTCTTGTGTATGCTGTGCTTGGGTCATCATTCAATAAACCTGGGTTTGTACCAGTTTGAGCAGCACCTGAATTAGCAGTTGAGTCTCCAGCAGCATTTCTGCTTGAGAAGTCTGAATCTGCTTCGTCAAACATCGCCTCTGTTCCAGATTGGTTAGTGTATCTGCTTCTCATAGCAAATATTAAACCAGTTGGTCCAGTCATTGGTTGTACACCAGCGATATCGTAAGCGATCAAATTAGGCATAGCTCTTCTTACTAACGAAATTAGGATTGGATCCCAATTACTGATTGAAGCACCAGTAGCGTTAGTAGGAGCAGCTTCGTTTAAGAAAGCTTGGTCTTCTTTAGTTGCTCTTTCTTGGTTTTCCAAGATAGTAGCAGTAACGGCACGTCTGTAAGAATCCGTGATTTTTGGTAAATCAGCGTGTTCTAGGACTGGCTGCCATTTTTTTTCGTAAGTTTCAGATAAGTACATCTGTATTTCTCCCGTATTATTTGTTAGACAATTTAATGTCTTTTGTTTTACTTATAGCGGCGGTATAAGCAGCCATAGCATTAGATAAATCTTCAGGTTGTGAAGATTCGCCTGCCGCTACATCATCTATCTCATTACCACTAGTTTCAACCTTTTTACCAAAATATGATTCTTTAATAGTATCAATTTTAGTAGTAAAGTCTTTTTCACTAGAATACTCAACTTCTTCAGCTAGTTTGTTGAATTTCTCCTTAGCAGTATCAGCTAAGTCTTTAGACGCTTCATCAATGATGTTTTGTCTTTTTACTTCGCCCATAGCTTTGTTTTGTTCAACATTCTTGTCAACTTGTTCGTTAAGTTTCTTTTCAAGCTCTTCAATTTTATTTGCTTGATCTTCTAATACATTGTATTTCTCATCTGGAACATCAATGTAATGATCTTCAAATAATTTCTTTAAGCCAGATATAAAGTCTTCAGCGATTTCGCCTTTGATCCCTCTTTCGATAGCGATAGAGTTCTCTTTCATCCATTCCTCAACAACGTAGTTTAGGTATGAATCAACTTTAGTTACGAGTTCACCTTTTTGTGACTCAATATCTTCTTGTAGTTTTTCGTCATAAGCAGCTTGAATTTTCTCTTTTTGCTCTTTAACTTTAGCGTTAACAGCAGCTTCGAAAATAGTAGCAGCTTTGTTTTTAAAGTTTTCTGATAGGTCTTCATCTTTGATAAGAGCAGCTACATCAGCAGACACGTCAATTTTGTCAGATTCAGTTTCAGATGTATCTTCTTTTTTCATCTTCATTCCATATCCTTCTTCTTTTTCTTTGTCTTCTTTTTTAGCTTCTTTATCTTTAGATTCTTCCTCTTCTTTTAACTTAGGCATAGCGTCAGCTGAACCTTGAGCTTTTTGTTGAGGATCACCAGAAACTTGTTTAGTTTTCTTTGTGGCGTCAGGATTGCTGTCAGTCGGTTTAGTAACCGCTGGACCTAAATCTTCCGCACTATTAGATAGTGGAGAAGGCTCAGCCGCTACAGCATTCTTTTTTGGAGCATCAGCCTGTGGATTAGCAGCGTTAGCTTCTAATACGGCTTCTTGTTCCATCGCCTCAAGTTTTTTAGTTTCGGCCATTGAAAATCTCCTTGATTTTAAGTTTATAAACGTTTATAAATTTTCTTTGTAAGTATATTTATAAAATTACAGTTTTGTAAGAAATGATTGAAAGACTTTTAACTTAGCTTCTTCAAGTGACCTTTGTCTGGCCTCTCTAACTTGTTTTTTCCAAGATTCTATGTCTTTTTCTTTCAGAACACCATTGTCCCATACCCACTCTTTAGATTCCATTATGCCTTCAACGAAAGCGTCCGGAGCAGAGGGATCTGCTACAATATCAGCGGCTGTAGCTAAGTAAAAATCATCTTTTACATAGTTTACACCATTTCTTTGTATTAAGGATCCCATACCACGACTTGAAACACCCAATTGAGCGCCCTCATCTATAAGACCTTTTACAATCTTACCATACGGAGTATCCATAATTTTTGCCTCACCAATAAAATCTTTACCATCTGGTGTCAATGACTTGACCATGTGGCAAACTCTCTCCAAGTTTACAGTTGGTCCGTCAGGATGTCCTAACTCTCCAAATGCTCTGTTTTTATTGATAAATTCTTTTGTATATCGATTCACTTCTCTAGCCAAGATTTCTCTAGGATAGACTCTTCCATTTCTATTTTTGATTTCAGACTGTAAAAATACACCTCTGATTTTGTCTTCTTTTTTACCGTTTTTTTCTTCTACAAGATATTCGGCATTGTTTATTTGCTCGGAAATAAGTTTCATAAATTCTCTCTCTTATATTTATAAGGTTTCTTACCTAAACTCTACAATTATTGTGTAATTATCACCACTTGCAAAGTTGTTTGTACTTAATAATATATCACCAGTTGGTGTACCGGCATTGTTAGGTATTTCATCTCCAGCTGGTCTAAAATCAAAGTGTCCTGTACCATTTAACATAACAGCAGTAGCGTTTGTTGTACCGTCAAATAGTAATTCTACGGATGATTTAGAATTTGCTGTGTTTACTGAAAACCATAGCTTACTAATTTTTCTATTACCGTCTTCGGTCATAAATGTCGTTTCAGAGGCGTCAACTTTTTTAACTAAAGTTTCACCTGTACCGTCTGACAAATTAGTTAATTTTGTTACAAACTTTACACCTGAAGTATCAGCTATTGTTTGTGTAGTTACTGTATCAGCCATTTGTATATCCTGTTTCCTTATGTGCCTCTATAACAACATTATATTTTGTTACATTAGAATCACTTGTTAGTAAAATGTCTCCTATAGTATCTTTAATTTTAGCTTCATCTGGTTTTAAACCATAGTTGCCTCTACCATTGATTACTACTTTTTTTGATGTATCACCTTTAAAAAATACAGTTACATCACCTGTACCTAAAATTTCATAAGCAATATGAGCTATTGAAACTTTTGGTTGACTTGAAGCGTTGTTTGAGTTTACAACATCTACAAGTTTTTGATCTGTGTCATCAGCCACACCATTAGCATTTACGATAATCTTAAAATTATCATCTACTAATTTGGTTGTAGTTATGGCCATATTAACCTCTTGGCGAACCTACAGCACTAGCATGTCCGTCAGCCAAAGTAATGGTTTGATCGGGATGTTTTTCAATGATTATTGAATCACCAGCAGCGTGTAAGTAAATTTGTCCATCTACGGTTGAAGAAGTTTTTACAGAAATTGTTTGAGTAGCACCTGTAGCTACACAATGTACAAAAACGGCTCTTCCAATATTGTTGCCATCCGGATTGTTTACAACAGATCCCTTAGCTATAACAGTAGTTGTCATTTTTTTATTCTCCTAATTGTTCTTTGACTTCTTTGTCAAAGTAATTGTTTAACTCTATGATATTAATATTATGATATTGACTTACTTTATCACAAGCACCTTCAAATTCTTTTATAATATCGCCTGTTGATTTTTCAATCAATTTAAATACATCACTCACCGCCTCTTTCATTATAGGACTTAAATCACTATATGACTTTGAGTCGATTGTTAAATTGTTTTTAACTATCTGACTGACCTGCATTTACATTTACTCCTACCATTGTGTCTGGTGTACCGTCTGCTGGTGTCAAATCAATTTCTGCTTCACCATCTTTACCTATATCAGTTGTTGGCGAAACGCTTCCATCTTTATTAAAAGTTCCTGGATCAGCTATTTCTGGTTTAGGGTCGCTGTGTTCAGCTGCTATAGGATCTGCCGGATTAAACATGTTACTAGCAATATCTTTTCTAGCAGCGTCTAATTGTGAGGCAACCTTATCTCTTAAAGCGTCTTTAAAAGCTTCACCAGCTTCTACACTATTACCTTTTTGTAATTGATCTACAAAGTTTGTTGTATTGTTGTTTATTTCTTCACTCATTATTCATTTCTCCTATTATAAGTCTTGGTCAACGTTTTGAGATGTTGGACTGGCAATTATACCATCTTCTATTTCTTTCTTAATCGCTTTATCCATATCCTCTATTTCTCTTTCGTTTTGTTTTAGAATACTCTTTCTAACATACTCAACGCTAAAGTATTTACCAACGTAATCTCTCATCTCGTTTGCCAATGCTAATCTTTCTCTTAGCATTTCTGTGTGTTTTAACTCAGCAAAATGGCCATCTTGTAAAAAGTCATATTGTAAAATATCTCTTACAGTATACCAATCGTCTTCGTTAATAATACCTTTTAGTATTAATTGGGTTCTTAACAAGTCATTAAATAATTCAGTAAATTTCTTTCTTAATCTTTGAACAAATTTAGTAAATTTTAATTCATCTCTTGTTATTTCTGAAGCTCTGCCTAAATTGAAACCAGATGAAGACTCTAATCTACTTACTGGTACGTTTAGTGATCTGTATAGTTTACTTCTAAAGTATTCTATATCAGAAATTTCTCCAAGGTTTTGTCCGCCTGGTAGTGTAGTAATATCTGTACCTCTACCACCTTCTCTACTTGGTAACCAAAAGTCCTCTAACATACTCATATAGTTTCTATCATCTCTGATTTCACCTGTTTGAGCGTCATATACAAGTTTGTTTCTGTATCTTGCCATAACATCTCGTAAGTATTGTTCAGCTTTTACTTTTGGTAAATTACCTACATCAATCTTAAATATTCTTCTTTCAGGTGCTCTAGCAATTCTGTAAATTACTGTAGCGTCTTCAATCATTCTTAATTGATTAACAGGCTTAATTGCCTTGTGTAAGTAAGATAAAACAATGTTCTTATTTTGGTCAATCATTCCTGATGGACAAAATGCTATTGTGTCAGGTGCTATTTTAATACCTGTACCAGTTGTTGTGCCTGATACACCTTTTTCATTGTAAAGATAGTATTCAACATACTCATCTACAACTGAAAGCATATTAGGACCAGCACCCTCTGGTCTTTTCTTTCTGATCTCTCTAATTTTTTTAACTTTACGA